ATGTTGAACTGGCGGCGACCCTTCGGGGGGCGACGGAGCGTTGTCGCGCCCGAAATCAAGGACAGCCGGGCCGGACCGCTGATCGCGCTGACCAGCGCCGGTCGCCCCCGCTGGACGCCGAGGGACTATGCAAGCCTGGCGGTGGAAGGCTTCGCTCGTAACGCGGTGGCCTATCGCTGCGTCCGGATGGTGGCCGAGGCGGCGGCGTCGACTCCGCTGGCCGTGTTCGTGGACGGCGCGAGGCAAGAAGACCACCCACTGGCGAAGCTGCTGGCGCAGCCGAACCCGGAGCAGTCAGGGACCGAATGGCTGGAGACGCTGTACGGGGGACTGCAGACGGCGGGAAACGCCTACGCCGAGGCCGTGGGCGACGAGACGCCGGCGGAGCTTTGGACGCTTCGGCCCGATCGGGTGAAGGTGACGCCGGGCCGGACGGGATGGGTCGAGGCCTACGAATATTCGGTCGACGGGCGGTCGATCCGGATCGGGCGGCAGGCCGACGGCTGGATGCCCGTCATGCACCTGAAGCTGTTTCATCCGACGGACGACCACTACGGCTTTTCGCCGCTGGAAGCGGCAGCCACCGCGATCGACGTACACAACGCCTCGGGCGCCTGGAACAAGGCGCTGCTGGACAACGCAGCCCGGCCGAGTGGAGCGCTAGTTTACGGCTCCAGAGACGGCGAGCGGCTGACGGGCGAGCAGTTCGAGGCCCTGCGCTCGCAGATCAACGAGAGCCACGCCGGGACGATGAACGCCGGGCGTCCGATGATCCTGGAAGGCGGGCTGGACTGGAAGCCGATGAGCTGGACGCCGGCGGACATGGACTTCATCGCCGGCAAGCACGCGGCGGCGCGGGAGATCGCTCTGGCGTTCGGGGTGGCACCGCAGCTGCTGGGCATCCCGGGAGACGCGACCTATTCCAACTACCGCGAGGCCAACGCCGCCTTCTGGCGAGGGACGGTCGCGCCGCTGGTGCGCAAGACGGCAGCGGCTCTCACAGGATGGCTGGGGGGCCGGTTCGGCGGCGCGAGGATCGAAGCCGATCTGGACGGCGTGCCGGGGCTGCAGCCGGAGAGAGACGCCCTGTGGGCCCGGCTCGAGGCGGCCAGCTTCCTGACAGACGATGAACGGCGGCGAATGGCGGGAGTCGGCGCGTGATGGACATGCGGAAGATACCCGTGGCGGTCATCGCGGCGCTGGCGGTGCAGACGGCAGGGGCACTGGTGTGGGCGGGGGGCGCGGCGGCGCGGATCGCGACTCTGGAGGACCGGGTCGGGGAGCATCGGCAGGTCGCTGAACGGCTGGCGCGGCTGGAGGAGCAGAGCAAGGCCACGCGCGCCGCGGTCGAGCGGATCGAAACGCGTCTGGAGCGGGCGGAATGAGCGCCCCGGCGGCGGCTCACGCGCCTTGGATGACTGTCGCGCCGGAGGGCCTGCGGATCGAGGGTTACGCCTCCCTCTGGGGCGTGGCCGATCTGAACGGGGACGTCGTCGCAAGGGGTGCGTTCGGCGCGAGCCTGGCGGCGACGGGCGGGGGCGGCGTACGGATGCTCCACCAGCATGAAAGCCGGTCTCCGGTCGGCGTATGGGACGAGATGGTCGAGGACGAGCGGGGGCTGCGCGTACGCGGGCGGATCATGGACTGGTCGGCCGAGGCGCGGTTCGCCCAGGCTTTGTCTAGAGCCGGCGCGCTCGACGGGCTGTCGATCGGCTTCCGCAGTCAAAGGGCGCGCCGGGACGGACGACTGAGAGTCCTCGTCGAGGTCGACTTGTGGGAGGTGTCGCTCGTGACGTTTCCGATGTTGCCGGCAGCCAGGTTCGGCCTTCAGACGCCGACTTCGCCGCCTTACGCCTTTAGGGGCTCTGGCGGGCCGGAAGGCGGCTGATCTCGCTCTGCGGCACGACGCGGGCGACCTGCACATTGCAGGTCCTGAGGATCGCCGCGTGACTGCGGAGGTCCAGATGGGCCGGATCGCCGAGACAGATATCTGAGCCGGCCAGGCCGACGGCGCGCACCACCACCTCCGCACGGTCGGGCGTACTCAGGCAGGCCGCTTCGCCAGTCAGCAGAAGAGCCTCCCCGCTGCGCACCCTGACGTAGGCGCCGTCCGACGGCTGCAGCTTGATGAGGCGCGCTTCGGCGGGCGTGAAGCAGCGGCGGGCCGTTCCTTGTCCGTCGGCGGCGCCGTCGGTCGCCATGGGCGCGCAGCCGGTGACGATCAGAACCGTGGCGAGTGTTCCAACCAGACGCATAACGGAGTTCCTTTCAGCAAAGCCCCTGTGAACAGACAGGAGCGCCGATGGTTCGGCCGAGTCCAGCACCGATTTCGCCGCCACCGCAGACCGCGGAGCGACTGAGCGGCCGGGCTCCTGACCAAGCGGCATTTCCAAGGGGCGTCCGCGCCTCGATCCCAACCGCATCCCGCGGTTTCTGAAAACCGGAGACACCATGAAAGAGACCAAGACGGCCTCGGGCACCCCCGAGGCGCGCGCCGCCATGCATGAAATGATGGCGGCGTTCGAGGCGTTCAAAGGGGCGAACGACGCCCGGCTGGACGAAATCGAGCGCAAGGCCTCGGCCGATACGCTGCTGGAGGAGAAGGTCGCCCGTATCGATCAGGCTGTCAGCAGCGCCCAGGCGCGGCTGGACCGCGTGGTGAGCGAAGGGCGGCGGCCCAGCATCGGAGGCGAGGCTGCCGGTCTTTCAGTCGGCTTGCGCTCGCTCTCGCGGTCGCATGGCGAGGAGACGAAGTCCGCTTTCGACGGCTACCTCAAGACGGGCCAGTCATTCGGCCTCGAGCTCAAGGCGGGACTTTCGACTGCCTCGAACTCGGCCGGCTATGTGGTGCCGGAGCAGACCGAACGCGCCATCGAGCGCCGGCTGATGGCCGGCTCGCCCATGCGCGAGATCGCCAGCGTCCGTACCGTGGGAGCCGGCGTGTTCAGAAAGCCGGTCTCAACCGCGGGCCTGGCGGCCGGCTGGGTCGCCGAGACGGCGGCGCGGCCGGAAACGGATCCGGCGACCCTGGCCTTGCTGGAGTTCCCGTCGGCCGATCTCTACGCCAGCCCGGCGGCCACGCAGAGCCTGCTGGACGACGCCCTGATCGACCTGGACGAGTGGCTGGCCTCGGAAGTCGAGGACGCCTTCGCCGCGCAGGAAACCAGCGCGTTCGTGAACGGCGACGGCGTCAACAAGCCCAAGGGCTTCCTGAGCTACGAGATCGTCGCCGAGGCGAGCCACGACTGGGGGAAGATCGGCTACGTCGCGTCAGGCGCGGCCGGGGCGTTCTCGGGAACCAGTCCGACAGACCGGCTGATCGACCTCGTCTACGCTCCCAAGGCGCGATACCGCCGAATGGCCGCTTCGTCATGAACCGCAGGACCGTTTCGGCGGTGCGCAAATTCAAGGACAGCGACGGCGCCTACATCTGGCAGCCGGCGCAGCGGCCGGGGGAAACCGCCAGCCTGCTCGGCTATGCGGTGACCGAGATCGAGACCATGCCGGACGTGGCGGCCAATACGGCGGCGATCGCCTTCGGCGACTTCCAGCGGGGCTATCTGATCGTTGATCGCGCGGGCGTGCGGGTGCTGCGGGATCCGTATTCCGCCAAGCCCTATGTGCTGTTCTACACCACCAAGCGCGTCGGCGGCGGGGTGCAGAATTTCGACGCCATCAAGGTGATGAAGTTCGCCGTGAGCTGATCCCGGCTGAGAGAGGGGGACAGGCGGCGAGTACGCCGCCGCCTGTCTCGCGCCCCGACCAGATCGGCTTTGGCCGAACAGGAGACAGGCGGGCTGGAACGCTCGTCTCCCCCACCGCCACCAGAATTGCGAGGTTCCGATGACCGCACCCGTCTCGCTGGCGGAAGCGAAGCTGTTTCTGCGCGTCGAGCACGACGCGGAGGACGCACTGATACAAGCCCTGATCGATGCGGCCCGAGCTCGGGTCGAGGGCGATGTGGGCCTGTCGCTCACTTCCATCTCGCCCGCTCCGTTGCGGCTGGGAATCCTGTTGCTCGCCCTGCGCGCCTACGAGCGTGACGACCGGGAAATGTCGATCCAGCCTGTCGAGGCCTGGATTGCACCTTATCGCATGGTGCGGCTGTGAGACTCCTCGCCGGGCTGTTCGAGGGCGTGGAGAGCGAAACGCCCTACGGCGGACGGGCAGTCAGCTGGAACGCCCTCGGATCCGTCTGGCTGAAGCCCGGGCCCCGGCACCGGCGCGAAAAAAGCGAGCCGGGGGGCGCCCGAACCAGCGAGACGATGGCGGCGGAAGCGCGCGCAGACCCGCGCCTGACCGAGGATCGAGTGCTCAGGTTCGGCGGAGCCGACTGGCGCATCCGGTCGGCCGAAACCGTGGGCGGCATCGCCATTCTGACCCTGGAGCGAACGACATGAGCCACGAACTGGCCCTGCAAAAGGCCCTGATCGCGCATCTGGCCGGCGATGCCGGTGTGTGCGCCGTGCTTGGAGAGCCCCCGCGCATCTGGGATGCAGCGCCGGCCAGACCGGAGTTCCCCCACCTGCTGATCGGCCGGTCGGAAAGCCGTCCGGTCGGGGCCGACGGCGGCGGGGTGGAGCATGCGCTGACCCTGACCGCCGTCTCCCGATTTCGCGGCAGCGAGGAAGCGAAGGCGGTGCTGGCGGTGCTGCGATCGAGACTGACAGACGCGTCTCTGGCGGCGGACGGCGTGCGGACGGTGAGCCTGAGGCTGACCTTCGCGGACGTCTATTCCGCAGCCGATGGATTGAGAACATTCGCGGTGCTGCGTGTGCGCGCCGTCACCGAGGAGGACTGACGATGACGGCGCAGCGCGGCAAGGATATCCTGCTGAAGATCGAGGGGGCTCCCGGCGTATTCACGACCGTGGCGGGCCTGAGGGCGCGGACGCTGTCGCTGAACGCGCGGACCGTCGACGCCACGGACGGAGACAGCGCAGGCCGGTGGCGCGAACTGCTGAACGGCGCCGGCGTGAAGTCGGCGGCCGTGGCCGGGCAGGGTATTTTTCGGGATGCGGCGTCGGATGCGCTGATCCGGGAGGCCTTCTTCGACCAGACCGCCCGGATGTGGCGGCTGATCGTTCCGGATTTCGGCACGCTCGAAGGGCCGTTTCTGATCGCCGCGCTGGAATACGCCGGCGAGCATGAGGGGGAGGCGACGTTCGCCATCAGTCTGGCGAGCGCGGGCGAAGTCACCTTCGGCGCCGCCTGATGGCGACCAACGGGATGCGAGGCGAAGTCCTCATGAGCCTCGCCGGAGCCGAGCGGCGCCTGTGCCTGACGCTCGGCGCGCTGGCGGAAATAGAGACAGCGCTGGGCTGCGACGGTCTCGCTTCTTTGGCGGAACGAATGCGGTCCTTGTCCGCGGTGGATCTGACCGTGGTTCTGGCCGCGCTGCTGAGAGGCGGCGGTGAAGAGGTCCTCGCGTCGGGTCTGGCCCAGGCGCCGGTCGATGCGCGCGAGGCGGCGGAGGCGGTGGCCAGGGCCTTCGCGGCGGCGGCATGAAAACGCCTTGGGGCGAGATGCTGCGGATCGCCGCCAGGCTGGGGGTCGCGCCGGGGGACTTCTGGCGCCTGTCGCTGACCGAATGGCGGATGCTGACGGAAAACCCGCCTTCGGCCTTGCCGATGTCGCGGGACCAATTCGAGCAAATGGCGGAGGCGTGGCCCGATGACTGACGAGCCCGGAGACGAAGGCATTGCGTCCATGGCGCGCCGAACGGCCGAGGCGGCGGCGGCGCTGGACGGGCTGAAGGAACCGGCCGAGAGGGCGGCGGCCTCGATCGAGAACGCGTTCGACCGCGCGGGCAGCGGTCTGGCCCGATCCCTGGCGCGAGCGGCCGCGGATGGCGAACTGTCACTCACCGAATTGGTGCGCGCAGTGCTGGCGGCGGTGAACGCGGCAGCCGGCGGGCGTGGCGGCGGGCTGTCCGGCGCGATCGCTCAAGCGGTCGGATCGATCTTCTCGGGGTCCAGGGCCGACGGCGGGCCTGTCGCCGCAGGAGGCGCGTATCTGGTCGGGGAGCGGGGACCGGAGCTGTTTCGCCCGGCCGGTGCAGGCGCGATCGAGCCCGCCAGCGGGTCCAACATAACAGTCAACGTGCAGGTCGAGGGCGGGCCAGAAGCCCTGCTGAGGTCCGAAGCGCAGATCGCCCAGGCGCTCGCACGGGCGGTCTCTCTGGGCGCGCGCCGCCTCTAGGCTTCCGCGCTGCGGAACAATCCAAGGAGACATCGAGATGGCCTTTCACGAGGTGAGGCTGCCCGCGCGTCTGGCGTTTGGATCAACCGGCGGCGTCGAACGCCGAACGGAAATCGTGACGCTCGGCTCAGGCTTCGAGCGACGGTCCACGCCCTGGGCTCATGGCCGTCGGCGCTATCTGATCGGGGCGAACCTGAAGTCGCTGGACGACATGGCGACCCTGACCGCCTTCTTCGAAGCCCGGCTTGGACGGCTGTATGGCTTTCGCTTCCGGGATTTCGCCGACTTCAAATCGTGTCCGCCGAGCGGGACGATATCGTCTGTCGACCAAGGCATCGGCGCCGGCGACGGCGCGCGCACCGTATTCGATCTGACGAAGCGGTACGACGATGACCAAGCGGCGTGCGAACGCCGGATACACAAACCGGTCGAGGGCACGGTCGCGATCGCGGTGGATGGAGTTGAACTCGACGCGGCGGTTTTCGCCGTCGACCTCACGACAGGAACCGTCACGCTCGCGACACCCCCGGCCAACGGCGCCGTCGTTACGGCGGGCTACGAGTTCGACGTCCCGGTCCGGTTCGACGCGGATCGGATCGATGTGACGCTGGAAAGCTTCGCTGCGGGACGGATGGCCGCCGTGCCCCTCATCGAAGTGAGGGTCTGAGCATGCGCCAGATACCCGCCGAGCTGGCCGCCCGCATCGAGAGCGGGGCGTCGACCCTGTGCCATGCCTGGCTGCTGAAAAGAGCCGATGGCCTCCAGCTGGGCTTCACCGACCATGATCGGGACCTGGAGCTCGGAGGCATTACCTGCAGGGCCGCCAGCGGGTGGACAACGGGCGCAGCTGAAAGCGCGATCGGCCTGACGGGCGGATCGGCGGCAGCGGCGGGCGTTCTCGACGACATCGCCATCTGCGAAGCGGATATCTCAGCCGGCCTGTATGACGGCGCGCAGGTCGCGTTGTGGCGGGTCGATTGGCGCCGGCCGGACCTGAAGGTGCGGCTTTGGGTGGCGCGGCTCGCCCGGATCCGTCGGGAGGGCGAGGGGTTCACTGCCGACCTCGAGGGCCCGATGGCGGCGCTGGAGCGGGTGACAGGGCGCACCTATGGCCGCGACTGCGACGCGCAACTGGGCGACGCACGATGTCGGGTGGAACTCGACGGCTTCCCCGGCGCGGTTTGCGACAAACGCTGGGCCACCTGCGTCGGTACATTCAGCAACGGCGTCAACTTCCAGGGCTTTCCGGACATTCCCGGCGACGACTTCCTGACGGCTGCGCCGGTGCAGGGCGGTCGCAACGATGGTCGGAGCCGGCGATGAGCGCGGCGGCCGCGATTGCGGCTCGAGGTTGGCTGGGCACGCCCTATCGTCATCAAGCCAGCCTGAGAGGAGAGGGCGCGGACTGTCTCGGGCTGGTGCGAGGGGTGTGGCGGGAGCTGCTCGGAGCAGAGCCGGAAGTCGTGCCGGCTTACCGCCCGGACTGGGCGGAGGTCGGCGGCGAGGAAACCCTGCTGCGCGTGGCGCGGCGCTGGCTGACGGAAATACCTCTCGCATCCGCCAGGGCCGGTGACGTGCTGCTGTTTCGAATGGCTCCGGGCTGTCCGGCGAAGCACTGCGCGATCCTGAGCGAGGGCGCCCTGGCCGGCGGGGCCGAGCCGCGCATGATCCACGCCTACTGGGGTCGGGCGGTGGTCGAGAGCTGGATGGGCGTCTGGTGGCGGAGCCGGCTGGTGGCCGCGTTCGCCTGGCCTTCCCAAGGAACCGACAGGGAGATCGGCTGATGGCGCAGGTGGTTCTGGGCGGGATCGGGGCCTCGATCGGAGGCGGGTTCGGAGGCGCCCTCGGCGCTGCGCTCGGTGGAATGCTGGATCAGGCGCTGGTCGCCGGACTGGAGCCGGCGCGCCAGAAGGGCCCGCGGCTCAGCGCTCTTGCCCTGCAGGGAACGGCTGAAGGCGCGCCGATGGCCTGCGTCTTCGGCCGCGCGCGGGTGGTCGGACAGATCATCTGGGCGGCCCGGTTCCTTGAAGGCCGCAAGACATCGTCGGCCGGCAAGGGCGGGCCGCGCACGGTGGAGTACGACTACTCACTGAGCTTCGCTGTGGCCCTGTGCGAGGGCGCGGTGGATGGCATCGGCCGCGTCTGGGCGGACGGTCAGCCGATGGACCTGACAGGTGTAACGATGCGGCTGCATCGTGGGGCTGACAACCAGACCCCGGATTCTCTGATAGAGGCCATCGAGACCGGCGCGCCCGCGTATCGCGGTACGGCATACGTTGTGTTCGAGGACCTGCCGTTGGGCCCTTACGGCAATCGGCCGCCGCAGCTTGCATTCGAGGTGTTCCGACGGGCCCGCGGGTCGGAGCCGCGACTTGAGGACCGGCTCGAGGGCGTCTGTCTGATACCCGGTGCGGGCGAGTTCGTTCTGGCGACCGAGGCGGTCGTGAGGCGTGAAGGTCTGACGAGGACGGCGCCCGAGAACGTCCATGCCGGAAGTGGGGGGACAGATCTCGCGGTGTCCCTTGATCAGCTTCAGGCGCAGGCCCCCAATCTGAAACGGGTCAGCCTCGTGATCGGCTGGTTCGGCAACGATCTGAGGGCGGATCACTGCGTGGTCAGGCCGGGCGTGGAGCGTCTCGATAAACCGACCGAGCCGATGGTTTGGTCTGTGGCGGGTCTGATGCGGGGCGAGGCCCACCTGATTTCGCAGAGCGGCGGCGCACCGGCCTATGGCGGAACGCCGTCAGACGACGCCGTGCGACAGGCCGTCGCGGAACTGAAGGCACGCGGGCTGGAAGTGACCCTTTATCCCTTCGTCTTCATGGATGTGCCGGCCGGCAATGGCCTTCCCGATCCCGACGGCGCGGCCGAGCAGCCTGCCTATCCCTGGCGCGGGCGCATTCGGGGCGAGGACGGAGTCGGGGCGACGGCCGAGGTCGCGGCTCTCTTCGGCGACGAGGCCGGCTGGGGACTGCGCCGCCTCGCCCTGCACTACGCGCAACTGGCTGCGGAAACGGGCGCGGAAGGGCTGTTGTTCGGCTCGGAGATGCGGGGGCTGACCTGGACGCGTGATGCCGACGGCGGTTTTCCAGCCGTGGAGGCCTTCCGTGCACTGGCAAACGAATGCCGCGCCGTCGTCGGAGCTGACGTCAAGCTGTCGTATGCGGCGGACTGGTCGGAGTATTCCGGATGGCGCGAAGAAGCGGACGTGATCTTCCATCTCGATCCGCTGTGGGCTGATCCCGAGGTCGATTACGTGGGTGTCGACTGGTATCCGCCCTTGGCAGACTGGCGAGACGGCGACGGCGGCGTGGACGGGGAGGTCTTCTCCGGTCCGGACGATCCGGCGGCTCTGGCCGCGCAGGTCGCGGGCGGTGAGGGCTTCGACTGGTTCTATGCCTCGCCGGCCGACAGGGCTGCGCAACAGCGCACGCCCGTCGTCGATACCGCTCACGAAGAGAATTGGGTCTTTCGGTCGAAGGATCTGAAGGGCTGGTGGTCCAACGCACACCACGACCGGGCCGATGGCGTTCGCGCGGTTGAGCCGACTGCATGGGTTCCGGGTATGAAGCCGGTCCGTCTGACGGAGTTCGCTGTCCCGCCGTGGATCGGGGCGGCAACGCGCCGCACCTGTTTCAGGACGCCAAGAGTTCGGAGGGCGGGCTGCCTCCATTCTCCACCGGCGGCCGGGATGATCAGATGCAGCGCCGCGCGATCGAGGCCGTGCTGGGTCATTTTGCCGATCCGGACAACAACCCAGTGTCGTCGGTCTATGGCGGACCGATGCTTGAGGCCGCCGACCTCTGGTGCTGGGACGCGCGTCCCTGGCCGCACTTTCCGGGGCGATCGGATGTCTGGGCCGACGCCCCGGCTTGGCGCACCGGTCACTGGCTGA